TACGGCAGGTCGCGTATGTCATCCATGCGCATGGCAAACTCAAGCTGTTTAAGGCTGGTCATTTTAGCCTTGTTGTCAAAGTGCCACACGCGCAATAGGTCGATCTGTCGGATATATGGCTCTCGTATCCGCCAGAATCCACGGATACATGTCATTGCAAACTTGTACAGTTTATCCAAGGTGGGGCGCATTTGGATGAAATAGTGCAGGATAGGATAGTCAAAAGTCAGATTATTGAACCCAACCAGCTCGGCGCGCTCCGTTGACAGCAGCGATAAGAAAGCCCGCAAGTGTACGGAGTCGTCGCAGCGTTCGCTGATCTCGAACACGTGCAATTCTTCGTCGTTCAAAAACGTAGCCGTAAATACGTTCGGGTACGTTTCAAGGTCGTAGGCGTAGATCATAAGTCTTGTAATGAAATAATTTTATCGACGATTTTAAGATCCAGTCGTGACAGTTCACTTACAGTAAATTGACCGGCGTTGTAAATTCGATCAAAGCTAACTTGCAACTTGTTTAACGCTTCAATCGTGTTAGCTTGTTTGATTCGTTTAACCGCGCTGGCGTAGTTAGTCATTGTATCAATCTCCAAGGTTGTTACACATAGTATCGCCCATCCTTGGGAAATCTCCAATAAAACTTTTTTATGCTACCCTGATTACATATAATCCACCGAACGGCGCTTTGCGCGTGGCAAATTTGCGGTTATATTCATTACCGATTTGATTAATACACGTGCGCCAGCTTGCAAAGCCGGTTTTACCCAGTGGATTTTCAATTGACTCAATATGCACTTTTTGAGTTACATTCATATCAAGGATTACATCGGCTATAGTACGCAGCATTGTATTCTCACGATACGGTGAATTTCCTTTTGTTTCAAAAATATTTAATTTCATTTTTTCAATACCTATTTAGTTAATAATGTCTATGTAATATATTATATGCGGATTTATTTGTAAATGCCCATACTCGCCAACTAAGGTTATTTTGGCTTTTCGTTAATTATCATATACTTAAAACTTTAAAACTATAGTTCCCTATACACACCTACACTCAAAGAAAAAAGAGAGACACTAAGAGACAGAGAGAATAACGAATATAGTTACTAAAGTTTTTTTTCCCTTTTTTAATATAGGGTGTAGGGCCTTATTTTTCAATGACTTAGGTCATTATTATTTTATATACTACCGCACTAAAGTTTTCACTAAGATTAAACTAAGGTTTTGGGCATGAAAAAAGGCGCCGAAGCGCCTTAAATTTTCCATTTGATGGTACGCGGCCCACGTTTGGGTACGTGTTCAAACTGCCGCGCTTTGATATGTTCTAGCGCCCGGTCAACGTCGCCGGGGCTGTATTGGCGCATGCGGTTATAGATCACGCCGATTGACAACCCTTCGTCGCCGGCGAGTTCCAAATGATGCCGCAAACCACTAACTAATGCGGAACCTTTGTCGAAATCGTCATTAGACGAAACGAGAGCGCGTTTGTGACGAATATCCCGCAAGGTAAGGGCGTAGGCCCACCTAACATGTTCGACAGTTCTCAAGCCCTCTGCGGCGGCCAGAATGAGACTTACGCGGGTAATATTTTCATAAGCGCCTAAATAAAGTGCTTCCATACCATCTTCACTGGACATTGCCAGCGCATCTAATTCGTTCGCCGCGTCCTGTAACATTGCCAGCGCGTCCGGCGCGGTAGGGATTTCCACGCGGTCATAGTTCCACTGGATGCGCTCACACGGTTCCATGTGGCTATACAGGCGCATGATTTGCAGTTTTAACCGTTCCGGTAATGGGTTAGGCTTATAATTAGGCTTCAGCGGCGGCGAATTATCTGGCTCGATAATGATAAACGCGCGTCCGAAAAAGCCGTTGGTCGCCATTTCGTACGTCACCGAGTCGTTAAAAGTCGACGGCGTTGTAAACCCGATCATGGATAAAAACGGCTTGACAATCCCGCCGGTGGTTTGCAGGTCGTGCAACAGGTGTTCCATGTTGTCAATGGTTTGCTGACTAAACCGCTCATTTTCACTCTCCTTTTTGCGTTCCAGGGTGACCACTTTGGAAAATTCACTGATCAGAAAATCATACAAATCACCGGACACACCTAGCGAGCTATTAGCCTTACCTTGCGCGGAAAGTAGTATTTTAATAACCCCCTCCAGGTAGGCCGCACTGCCGCTTTTTTGCGCGTTTTTGATTTTCTTAAGCATCAAGCCCAATTCGTCGATAATCAAATAACAACTTTGCGAACGGATAGTTAAATTGCGCATTATTTCTTGTTCTGACTTAATATCGCCCGCACTTGCCTTGGCGATCCCTGCCGCCTGGAATACTTCTTTGATGCACTCTTGCGGACGCTCCTTGCCTGTTCTGGCACCAGCGACGCAACACAAAAACAAGTTAGCCGCAACGTTGTCCTTGTCGTCTGTGTATTTGAGTCCTATCACGGAGCCAAGCGCAAACAGCGCGGCCGCTACAGATAGGTTTTCGCGTTTGCGACGGTTGTTGCTTTCAATCCACGCGGCTAGTTCGCCAACAAAACCGGGCGGACGCAGTAAGTCCACGTCTGAAACGTCTAAGTCCGGCTTATCGTCGTAGTACACAGTCGGCGTAAACGTTACCGGGTAATCCGCCATGTATAACAACGTGCCCATTGTGACCGGGTTATAAGACTGGCCGAACGATTGCCAACGGCGCTCAATGGTGTTGCCCGTGTACTTGTCGCTGCGCTGCGCCCATTCATCCCACAGGTGAAAGCCCAGTCCTTTGGTGACGTGGTGAATTGCCATACCTACTTTGATGTAGTCCTCGTAATGCAGGTCGTTTGGTACATGGTTTAGAATGTCGCGCAATTCATCGTCCGTATAATCGCGCGTGATACCATCCACTGTGGTGCGATGCGCGGCCGGGCGTTTGAGTTTATCAAGCAGCCATTGTGGCGGTGGTCCTATCTCGTCCACGCTACCGGATACCACGCGGTACACACCCTTAACGTGCCTGGAACCGGGGCCAACTACGAATCCGGTTGACTTAAAGTCCACGCCGGGATATTCATCCAGGTGTTGCAGCAAAGGTTCATCGCTGTCAAGTTTGTAGTATCCGTGCAAGGAACCATCACCGGAACCTGTTGCCACGACTAGACCACATTCCGGCAACATGTCCGGCGAACCGCCGTTGCGCACGTCGATATCTACAACAAGCAATCCCTTGCACAATACGCCATAACCGCTGTCAAATTGTCCTAGCTCAACAGCTGTATCCCATTGTTCATCGGACCAAACCGGCGTGTATTTCCAGCCTTTGGTTAATGGATGCTTACCCGGCGAGCGACATTCCGTGTCGCCGCAATCACACGCTGTACCTGTGAATGAATGTAGCCCGAAAACAATATACCCGGCCTTATGAAAGTCGGTGCAGTGCATTGTGTAACCTCTTGTTAAAATAACGACGCCAAACGTAGGACCGAATATAGCTGGTTACGGTAAAAATACAAGTAATTATAAACGAATCACCTATTGACAACCATTCGCGAGCAATTGCCGGACCAACGCCGAAATGCCACACTAACCAACTAATAATAAAACCGCTCGCGATATTCGCGGCGGTTTCCACGTGTGATTCAATCTTAGTCTGCATGGGCAATCCTATACGCATATGACCAAAACGTTTCGCCGTCGTCAAATTTAATTTGATATGGCACGTTAGAGTCGTCTATTTCAACAACGGTAGCTAGGTCGCCTACATTTCTAATTTTTAAGTAGGAGCTATCAGACACATCAACCAATTTCACACGGTCGCCAACTTTGAACGGGCGTTCGGCGGCGGCTTTTTCAGTTGTACGCGGCGCAAATTCGGCTAAGAATATTGCGTTAGCCAAAACATGGTCCGCGTGCGGTAACTGACTTTCCTGGTCGAAATCCTCTCCGTTGATGTATGCGGTTAAATGGCGTAACAAAGAATCGATAATTTGTTCCTTTGGAAGTCCTTTTTTCCAGTTCCCGCGCGCGTATTTTGCCGCACCGAATTCAAAAACTTTTGCAAGCCCTTTAATCGCGTTCGGGGCTTCGAGTAGGTATGATAACTGCGGCTTGCCTTGATTATGTCTGTCTGCTTGGTTGGTCATTTATATTTTCCTCCGATTAAATTGATAAGGCTACGCTTTCCGTTTGCGTAGGTCAAGGTATTTGTGTGTAACCAGCTCGACGGCCCGGCGACATACTCTTGGTCGAATACCGACAATGTACCGTTACGGTAGGCACCGTGGGATATACCCGGACCGTGGCCGTGGCCGGTGATGGTTTTCTTGCTAAGTTTAGCCCATGATTTGACCGACCCGCCGCGTGCACCGTTGGCGCCGATGTGGCCGTGATTACCCATATCAATACCATAGGCTTCAAAGCTTTCATTTGGTCCTAAAAACACACCGTCCGGCATATATTGTTTACCCCAATAGGCGAACGGGTCGACCGTATAGGATTTGTGTCCTTGCATCTTAGTGGATTTGACCATGGCCAGCGCGGTTTCAAGGTAAAATTCAGCGTTGCGCGGATCATGACGCCAATCGCTTTCCTCAATCCACCGTGCTAATGCCGCCGGATGGTTTGAAAACGGAAACACGTTCTGTCTACCGGCGCCAAACTTGTTTAGAAATTTGAACAGCGCTTCCAGTTCTTTGCGTACATCGTCAACGCCTGCCCGGTGTTTAGCAAGGTTAATGAATACCTTTTTCAAGTGATGGTGATTGCGTGAATAGAAATCTAACGCATCGTGCCACACGAGGCCGATAGGATCAACTTGTTTAATCAGTGCTGCGGTCCCGTTGGTTGCCTCCTTTGACATAGCGAAGTGATGTAAGTCACCAAGCGATAACCAAGGCCGGTCAGCGTAATACACACCGTCGCGCGTGTATTCATATTCCAGGTCAATAAAACTACCGTCGGCGCAAGCGTTTATTTGTCGCATGTGGAATATGTCGCCGCGAACGTCAATCACTTGCGCGCTGTGCGTGTGATGAAATTCTCCTTTTTTCCCCGCTTTAGAATCCGTGTAATTGCGTTTAGTCACGCAACCCGTAGACGCTAAAATTTTAGGCATTTCACCGGACATGACTGGAACAGTTTTCAACCCTAATGATGTATGGCCAAATAATGCCGACTTGGAACCGCTTAGCGCCTCCATCATTGACAGCGGATCGTGCGCGGTCGGAGTGATCTTAATATCCGACATCACTGTTAAGTGCGGCGTAATATCAAAACGCGTATCGCACAAATAAGGTACTATCCGGCGCGCCCACCATCTCTCTTTTGTGGATGAAAATATACTAGTCGGATTTTGATAACGGAACGGAATCACAATTAATTCAGCGTTATTTTCGCGCTTGTATAGTTCCAACGTGTCCATGAATTTGTCAAACACGGGCGTGGATTGCTGCGCGCTGGTCACTAGATAGGTTTTCGCTTTTGATGGCGTGCGGTGATACAAGTCGATCTTTAGTTCGCTCACGTTCGTCGTAAATTCACGTAGTGAAACGCCAAGCAAATGCGCGGCGATAGCATGATCACCGTTTGATTGATTCAACGCCCTGGCGTATGACTTTTCCAGCCCGCTGATACGCGGTCGAAACCCACATATGTCACAGCGCAAACGACCGTCACCCCCTGGTTGCATTTCTTGGTTACAATGTAACATTGTTTAGTTTCTCCACGATTTTGCGATAGTGTTCAAGGCGCCCGGTGGTGCTTTGTAGTTTACCGGCCATAACAGCGTTGTAAAAAGGTCTGGTCATTTTCAGGGTGTGGTATAAATAATAGTCGCTAGGGTAGTGCATGGTGATATCCTCCAAAAAGTTACTATAGCATACTTGACACGTCAAACTAATACAAGTATCCTATCGCATTGTTCAGTAGAAGGAGTAAGAAATGTTAGAAAACCTAACGGTCCCTGAAGATGGGCCGATCATTTGTACACTGTGCGGTGACGCCGGCCGTGGTAAAACCACGCTTGCAGCTGCATTTCCAAAACCAGTATTTATTCAAATTGAAAGAGGATTGATATCGATACCCAAAGCACAAAGGCCGGCAGCGTTCCCGGTCACGTCGTCGGTTGATGAATTGTTTGATCAGCTTCAGGCGTTGATTAACGAAGATCACAACTTTAAAACGCTGGTGATTGACTCCGTGACCGCGTTGGAACGCATGTTCATTGATCACGTTGTCAAGTCGGATGAAAAGAAGCCGCGCACGATTAATCAGGCGCTTGGTGGTTACGGCGCGGGGCTTGCTGCCGTTGCTGCCCTGCACGGTCGTGTACGTAAAGCGGCCGGAATACTCAGTGAACGCAAAGGCATGAACGTTGTATTCATTGCACACGCTGACACTGAGACACTAGAATTGCCGGACACGGACGCCTACACACGCTATAACCTGCGTTTGGGCAAGAAAAGCGTAGCGCCATACGTTGATGATGTTGATCTGGTGGGTTTCTTAAAACTGGAAACACACACACTTGACAAAAAGGCTATCAGTGATGGTACTATTGTCCTGGTCACGTATGCGACAGCCGCGAACGTGTCAAAGAACCGCTACGGGATTACCGAGGACTTAGTTGTACCCCCTGGTAAAAACCCCCTAGCACAATATATTCCAAGTCTAAAGGAGACAAATTAAATGAGCGAATTTTTCAAAGTATCAGACGGCGAACTGTCACAAGATGGTAAGGCAGAAATGGGCGGCGGGGATTTCGAACCAATCCCTGCTAAAACACAAGTCCTATTCGCACCGGTTGAAGCAAAATGGGGTGAGATCAAGGACCACGGAAAGGATTTTGGCCATGAAGGTGTTAAAATTCAATGGGCAATTTTAAAGCCCGATGAATATAAAAACCGTCGTGTGTTCCAGAATATCAAAGTTGGTGATCCCGATCCAAAAGTGGCCGATAAAGCCATGCGTATGCTGGTTGCCATCGACACCAATGCAGGCGGTAAACTCTTTGCAGCCGGAACAAAACCGAGCGATGCTGATCTTGCACGCTGCCTTGTCAATAAGCAAATGATGGGCGTATTGCAGGTGTGGAAAGTCGGCGATAAGGCGGGTAACTGGGTACAGTCCGTCGCCCCGAAATCGGTGGCAATCCCGAAAAAGGAGGTTGATTTCTAAATCAGAAATATGCGCGAGTGGCGGAATGGTAGACGCATCATTTAGTACCGTAGGACGGGCCCAGCCATGAATGCCTGCGAGGATTGGACTACTAACCTAATTGCAGCAGGAGCTAGAGATAAGCTGGCTACGGGAACAATGATAAGGAGTTTGATTGGTAGTGCTTTCAAATTTCCGCAGGGTTCGATTCCCTGCCTCGCGCACCCTTTTTTAACTTTTTTTGGAGTATGAACAATGAAATTATTTACAAAATGCAAAGACGGTGGACCTCAATCCCCGGTTGATGGTTATTTTTTGATCGAATGGAAGTCTGTGTTTTCTATCGTGTTGTTGAAATTCAATAAAGGTGGCCGTGAGAATTATCACACACATGCCTTTAATGCGTGGACTTGGTTTTTGTTTGGTGATTTGATCGAATTACGTAAACGGTTAACAGGTGCATCGACATACCGCTATTCGTTTTCGTTAATTCCAAAATTCACCCCGCGCAGTAATAACCATCGTGTTATTGCTTTTCGCGATTCATGGTGTTTATCAATTCGCGGCCCTTGGTCGAAATACTGGACCGAAACAACACCGACGGGCGAAGTAATTAAAATGACTCACGGCCGTAAGGTGATATCATGATACATTTAATGATAGACTTCGAAACTTTGGATGTTAAGCCAACGGCACACCTTCTCAGTGTCGGGTTGGTTTGGTTTGACAAGTACGGAATAAATGATACGGAGTATTTTGAATTTAACGACGACCAGCTGGGGCGTACAATTTCGGCCGATACCTGCCGCTGGTGGCAGAAACAATCAGTCACAATGCCGGACGGTTGTGATAATTTACAATCGTTTGTTGATGCGTTTTGGGGTTACAATTATAATTATTTATGGTCGTGCGGTAAACTTGATGTAGACATACTTGAAAACATCGGTGCGCCTTTCGATTATTGGAAAGTACGCGACGTGCGTACACTGCGCGATTTCGTAAACCCTCCCATTGAATTTAAAGGTAAACAACATAATGCGCTTGACGACTGTTTACATCAAGTCAAAATTGTACAGGAGTTTTTAAAATGATCGAACAACGAAGCCCTGAATGGTTTGCCCAACGGCGCGGCCGTGTTACTGGCTCGGTCGCCGGCGCCATACTCGGTGTCAGTCCGTTTATGTCGGCCAATGACGTGATGCGCCAAATGGTGCGTGACTATCACAATTTACCTAGTGAAATTCCAGACAATCCGGCGTTCGCTTATGGTCGCTTTCACGAGCCGCTTGCTATTCGCGACTTTGAAATGCAATACTACAAGGTTGAACCGTGTGGATTTTTCACTTACGAGGACTGGTTGGGTGCATCACCGGACGGACTTGTTAACGACGATGCAGTAATTGAAGTCAAGTGCCCATATAAGTTTAAAGACAAAAAACCGGATTTTTTAGCGCTGGCAATGCAGCCTCATTACTATGTACAAGTGCAGCTCGAAATGCTCTGCACTGGCCGACAGCGCGCTTGGTTTTATCAATGGTCGCCGCAAGGGGATCAGGTCGAAGTCATACTGCGCGACCAAGCCTGGCTTGATGAAAACCTACCACGCCTGCGTGCCCACTATGATCTATACCTGATTGAGCGCGAATATCCAGAAAAGTACATTCTCAAACATATTGATACATTGCATGTCAATAAATTGCTGGATGAATACGACGAATTGAAAGAAGCGGAGGACCGCGCCGCCGAACGCAAAAAAGCGATCATCAAGGAGTTTGAGAAAATAACAGGCGGCGAGTCTGCCATCCTTGGCGAAAACCGCAAGTTTACCAAAGTCGAACGCGCCGGCCAAGTAGCCTATGCAAAAGCTTGCAAAGATCATAAAATAGACGTTGAACCGTATCGCGGTAAACCTTCGGAGTATTGGAAACTAACATGACTTTAAGGCCATATCAACAAGCGGCCTTTGATTCAGTAATTGAGTATATTAAAACCAGCGTCGAACCTTGCTTAATCGAGGCAGCGACCGGCGCTGGCAAGTCTCACATTATCGCAGCTATTGCAAACTGGATACATGCGCGCAGCGGTAAGCGCGTGCTATGTTTGCAACCGAGCGCGGAATTACTAGAACAAAACCGTGAAAAATACCTTTTAACCAGCAACCCCGCCAGCGTGTTCAGTGCGTCCGGTGGCGGCAAATGCTTATTGCATCCGGTCGTATTTGCTACGCCAGGGACGGTTAAGAACGCGATATCACGCTTTAAAGAGTATGCCGCCGTCATCTTGGATGAAGCGCACGGCATAACACCAACGATTAAAGCGATTGTCGAACAATTGCGCAAGCATAATCAAAACCTGCGCGTGATAGGACTCAGTGCCACGCCGTACCGCTTAAACACTGGCTACATCTACCGCCTGGACGAAACCGGCAAGCCGGTCGACGCTGTGGAACCTTATTTTATGCAGCGCGTTGCCAATATAACTGCGCACGAACTGATAGCGCAGGGTTACCTTACTAAACCGGTTGTCGGCGATATTCAGGCGGAATCCTATGATACCAGCGGGCTTGAATTAAATAAACTCGGCAAGTACAACGCGGACGCGGTTGACCGCGCTTACAACGGACAAGGGCGCAAAACTGCACTGGCAATCGCGGATATAGTTAACCAGTCGCGCGACCGCAAGTGCGTTATCATATTCGCCGCCACCGTACAACATGCGAAAGAATGTATGGAGTCCTTGCCGCGCGAATTGTCGGTGATGGTTACAGCGGAAACCAAAAACCGCCGTGCGATTGTCAAACAGATAAAAGCGCACAAATACAAGTATATCGTTAATGTTGGCGTATTCACGACCGGCTTTGACGTGTCATTTTTAGACGTTGTTGCGTTGTTACGCTTGACTGAATCCGTGTCATTATTGCAACAAATGATAGGGCGCGGCCTGCGCATTGCTGCCGGCAAGGAAGACGTACTGATACTCGACTACGCTGGCAATCTAGAACGCCACTGCCCGGACGGCGATATATTTTCACCGGAAGTGAAAACCAGCTATCAAGGAACTGAAAAAAGCACACTGACCTGTAGCTGTCCTTCTTGTGGTACTGAACAGGAATTTTCGGCGCGGCCCAATATCGACGGTTTCCCGGTATCCGAAACCGGGTATTTTCTTGATCTGGACGGTAACGAAATTAAAACCGATTTTGGTAGTATGCCGGCGCACTTTGGGCGCCGTTGTCAAGCGTTCCTTCCGTCGTTTGGCGGCAAGTTTGAGCAATGTGGATACCGCTGGACCTTTAAGGAGTGTGAAGCCTGCGGCCATGAAAACGACATAGCGGCGCGTTACTGTGCGCATTGTAAGGCCGAAATCGTCGATCCTAACGAGAAGCTGCGCTTGGAATTTAAAGCGCTTAAACGCGATCCTACGCGGGTGCAGTGTGACAACGTGCTGTCGATGGACGTGATACCAACCGTGTCACGCGCTGGTAACGACTGCGTGCGCGTCGATTTCGTGACGGAATATCGAAGCTTTGCTGTGTGGCTTCGCAAGGATCACCGCGCTTACAAGCTGTTTGAAGAGGTGACTAGACAAGGGCCACCAACTACGGTAACATACCATAAAGATCCTAATAGCAAGTTTTATAACATATTGGCGTATAATCAAGATGCGGATACATCCCCGAATTAGACTTTACGGCGACACAAGTTTTCGCGGCAAATGCCCCAGCGAAAAGGCAGAGCAGATCACCTTTGTGGCCCGCGTACGCAAAACGCCTTACGGCGCGCTGTTGGTACATCCACGTAACGAGGGCAAGCGCACCGCGCGGCAGATATCAACCGAAAAAGCGGAAGGGTTAACAACAGGCGCCGCTGATATAATAATACCCGGTTCCCCGGCGTTCGTGTGTGAACTAAAAAAGCGTTACGGCGCCCGCCTGGAACCGGAACAGACTCAATATTTATTATTAGCTCAAGACGCCGGCGCATTTGTTTGCGTGGCGCTTGGTTGTGATGCCGCGTGGGAGGCGTATCAAGATTGGCTACATACCTCGATGAATTAGAACAAATGTGTTTTACCTGCACAGCACCGCCGGACGCCTGCAATGATCCAAAGCGATGCCCTTACATGCTGGCAACAATTGATAACGTAGGTCATCGGCGTAAAACGCACCTGATCCAGCACACGTGCGGTGTCAAGGAACAAGAAATATTTTTTAATTTACTTAAAGATTTCCCAGAATAGTACGCTATAATATGTATAGCAACTAACCAGGAGATAACGACCATGAACAACAACGCTTGCGCAGTATTTTACGACGCTTTCGGCCTTGGCACTATTGCACGCATTGCAGGAATGGAAGTTCGCGTTTATCCTGAAACCTTGCGAAATGATAATTTCAAGATCGTTCAGACCATTCCTGGCGAATCGCTAATGCCTTTCCTACCAAATAACCAATAAGATACGCCTGAATTTCAGTATTAGCAAAATCAATTGGTATGCCGGCGCGCTTCATGACGTAGTGCGCCGTGTGTGTCATTTCGTGTGCAATGGTGTCAATATCGTCGATATCATGTACAAAAACTAGTATTTCGCCGGGGTAATGTTTTGCAAGGTTCCAACAAAAGCCCGCGTTCTGCAAAATATGTTCCTTGTGTTTTTTCTTTAACTTTTTGTATTCCTTGAAAAATTCGTTTAATTCTTTTTTCCCAACGACAAAGTTTATATCACAATGAAACAAAGGAACATTAATTACATGCATCGTTATGTTTCTTAATCAGATTATGCAGGCTGGAAACTTCACTCCGTAAAATACGGTCGCGTTGTACTAAGGTTTCTTTGTATGGTAGTGCTTTATACTGTTCCGAGGTTAATGTCGGCAACGGTTTCCGCGCCGGTTCTGGAACCGGAACGCATTTAACGGTCGTGCATCCCGTCATCACCAAAAGGGTTATCACGATCCATAGCGTGTGCCAATTCTTCAATTTCATGCTTTTCATTCTCCACCAGCGCGCTCGCGGTAGCCGCCTGTACGTTGTTTACTTTTTTTTGGTTGACCAATTCTTTTTTAGCCGCGTCGAGCTGTGCGCCACGTAGCCGGAAGCCCAAGACGATAGCTACCACCGCGCCAGCAGCGGCTAGCCATTTATAAACCGTGGACAGCATCGCGGAAACCAATGGCTGTTAGGAATACGCCGACATCCTGCAACATAGCGGCAGGATCGCCCCAATGTGCCGCGAGCGCGGCGACCAGGTAAATCAAAGCTCCCTTATTAGTCTTGCTGGCTAAAAATTCACCAAATGATTGATTAAACTTCATTTTTTTAACTTCCTCCGCATGTATTCATAAATTTGTATCCCTAACCACACGATTGAAAACAATCCAGCCACTGTCGGCACCCATTCGAAATAAGCCGCGATCCCAAGCGTCGCTGCCGCCGTGTTAATCCCCTGAATCAGGTTGTGACTTTGTTCGTGCATGATACTGCGATGCCCCTTCAAGCTGTAATAATTCTTTTTCGATCACCTCGCGGCGTTTGTTAATATTATACAGTTCTAAAGCAAGCTCCGCAGCTCGGTTAATAACCTCTTGATTTATCGTCGTATTCGACATGGATATGATCTCCCTCGATGATTACATCATAATTTGTGCCAAGTTTATGTTTCAGTTCGGCCGCTACTATTTTCACCTGTGCCGCTGTAAAAAACCGTGTACGTAAGTCTAATGCGTAACCGTAATAATGTAAACTCCCGGCTGAATGTGTGCCATCAAGCGCACCGGTGATCACCAGTTCTTGCCCATGTTCGCGCCATATTTGATCGGCGAATATTAGCGCAGGTCGCATTTCGATCCGTAAACCCGCCATTACAACCCCTTCTTTTATTTGCATTTTAATTTCCTTGACATCATTTAAATAGCCGCTATAATTGACACATTATAACACATTTTGAAGAAAGTAAACATGAAAAACTATATTATTGTTATCTTGTTGATT